GGCAGTGCTATTGCTTCTTCATCACTTCTCACAGAATGGGTTCGAGGAAAGTCCCTTGACGAAGCGGGAGAAATCAGCAATGTCCAAATTGCTCAAGAACTATCACTCCCGCCTGTAAAGATACATTGCAGCGTGTTGGCCGAAGACGCGATCAAAGCCGCAATTGCGGATTATAGGAGTAAAAATGAATCGTGAAAAATTATATGAAGAAATTAAAGCAGACGAAGGTGAAATTCTTCAAATATATAAAGACCACTTGGGATACGAAACCTTTGGCATTGGACACTTGGTTACAAAAGAGGACCCAGAGTACGGAAAGCCGCTTGGTACTCCAGTATCAGCAGAGCGAGTTCGAGAAGTATTTGAAGTAGACATTGAAGAATCTATTTACTACTGTGAAGCACAGTTTGCTCAATGGCATAACTGGCCAGAAGAGGTTCAGCTGATTATGGTAAACATGATGTTTAACATGGGCCCTACTCGCATGGCAAAATTCAAGAATATGCAGGCAGCACTTTCAATCAAAAACTGGAAAGAGGCTGCAGTAGAGGGTCGAGACTCTTTGTGGTATCGGCAAGTTACGAACCGAGCCGAACGGCTCATGCGGAGATTAGAGCAAGTAAATTCCGCATAATTTGCGGAAATTATAGCAGGACTCTCCATAGGAAATAAAATGAAATACTTACTTTCTTTATTGGCTATTATGCCTATCTGCGCCGCCGCAGAAACCGTTATTAATTATGATGATGGGTCTACCTACACAGTAAAAGAAGAGGAAAAAATTTATATTTCTGACAAAGAAGTGTGGTCAGTCACTGGAGGAGTTAGCAGAGGATTCTTTCGCACTACTCTCCTAAAACCTCACTCTGACAGAGACTACGTTGAAGTAGAACCGACAGGAGACGAAGCATGTTGGCCTTGGGCAGGAGTTGCTCCCCCTCCAGGATTTAGCTGGGAAGCCTGCGTTCCTGAAGAGGAAGAAGAAAGCTCCTGTACAGATGGACTAGGTTTTGGCGGTCAGTGTTAAAAATCTATAAATCCGAGATGGAGGCTATAATCAATTTAATGACGGGGCAGCCTGTCCTTCTACCTAAGGAGTAGAAATGAAATCTTACATGGTTACTTTCCAAAAGTCTGGATATGAGAAATATACTAGATTTAATGAGTTTGATAGTGCTATAAATTTTGCCGAACACATGGCAGAAAGACATAAGTCTGCTGTTGAAGTACGAAACTACGATACAGATGAACTTGTATATGCAGTAGATCCTAAAATAGATCTTGACAAAAAACTTCGAATTTAGTATAATGTAATCTAACTTTTGGAGTAACCATGAACCTATTTTACCTTGACGACGATCTCGACAAGTGTGCAGAAGCTCATGTCGATAAACATATTGTAAAAATGCCTTTGGAAGTTGCCCAGATACTATGTACCTGTATCTGGATAGATAAAGTCCTGGGCTTTGTTCCTCGCGCTCTCACGAAGGAAGAGAATGCTATTCTAAATGAAGCGAAAGCTCCAGAGAAGCCACTGAAACCAGAAGAGCGTACTGTTACTCCCTACCTACCGATGATGTATAATCATCCATGCACAATTTGGGCACGCAGTTCACTTGATAACTTCGAGTGGACTCATTGTTATGGAAACGCACTTGGAGAAGAGTACCGCTACAGATATGGTAAACAACACAAATCCGTCACAGTCATCAACGAGTTACCGGAGCCTGTCAAGATGGAAAGAGTTGGATTTACCACTTTCGGATTGGCAATGCCAGACGTGCTCAAAGACTATGGCAATCCTATACAGTCTTATCGTGACTATTATCATCTGGACAAGGCTACTTTTGCCGTTTGGACTGGACGTGCAAAACCCGATTGGTGGGACGATGATCTCGCAGATTACGAGAAGAGAATTACAGCGAAGTAAGGAATAGATATGGAACATTGGAATAGTAGAGATACCTGTCCCAACTGTGGAGAAACTTTAGAAGGGGATGGGTATAGTAATGGAGACCCTGTACGATGCCCCAATGCCTTAGAAGAGGACTGGTGGTACAGCGAACCAGATAGCGGACCTTGGTATTGTAACTACGATCCTGATGAGTAATTATGACAGATAATGTAAACAAACCTCCTCATTACACTGCACACCCAAGCGGTGTGGAGTGTATACAAATTACAGAACACATGAACTTCTGCCTGGGTAATGCTCTCAAGTACATATGGAGAGCAGGACTGAAGCAGAATGAAGTAGAAGATCTGAAAAAAGCAGTTTGGTATTTAAATCGAGAAATTGAGAGACTAGAGAATGGTAAAAAAGAAGGAATGGGAGAATCTTACTCCCTCGAATATCGAGAAAGTGATAACCCTCTTGAATCCCCAAGACGGCTCGAAACCAATAACAAAAAAAGAAGCATGTTCGATATTGAACATTTCGTACAATACGGCGAGACTATCTAGTATCATTGATGAATACTTAGGACACAAAGAATATGTACAATTACGAAAATCTCAAAATCGAGGCAAGCCCGCTTCAGACATGGAAATCTCAGAAGTCATTCGAGATTACCTACAAGGGGATTCAATTGCAACCATTGCAAAATCTCTATACCGATCTTCCGGATTCGTCAAATCCATTGTGGAAAGAGTCGGTATCCCTAGTCGAGGAGTATCTAAAGAAGAACGGTCTACTGTAGGATACCTACCAGAAGAGTGTGTAGCCGAAGAATTCAAACCAGGTGAAGTGGTTTGGTCTGCTCGTCATCATGCTCCTGCAGAAATTTTATACGAATTATCAGTAGATTATCAAGCGGAGAAAGCAGGTTTTCAAGACACTAACTATGAAAAGAAGTATGGTGCCAAATGCTACAACATTTGGGTAACAGAGCCTTTTGATAGCACAAAAGAATTCTGGATCGGTGGAATTGAAAGCGGAGGTTACTATGCATCTGCTCTCGCATACGACCTCGGCTCTCTTAAGCATTTAGAAAAATATGGAGTTGACCTCTCACGTTTATAAAAATAGTTCTTGACATCGATCCTCGATCCGTGTATAATATATACTTCTGGCGATAACTTCGTCAGGAGTATTTTTTTTTTCATTAATCTACCCTTAATAGGAGGAAACCTTATGGTATCTCAGGGCGCAAAAGCAAACTACTCAGGCCAAGAGTTGGAGAATGAAGTAGAAAACATTCTACGGAGCTTAAACTTAGATTTTCAATCCCAAGTAAAGTTTACAGACTGCTATGGGAATGCACGTTCAAAAATGGATTTTATGATTGACGATTTAGCAATTGAATGTAAGCGTCAAGAAGTTGGTGGAACTGCTGACCAAAAAATTCCTTTTGTATATGAAAATCTTTCAATGTTTAAACGAGGGCTTCTAGTTCTTGATGGAGAGCACTTTCATCGTAGAAAAGGTATTCTCGATTACTTAAATAATAAGCGTAGCTCATTCTTTGACTGGTGTTTTGTAGAAGATTTAGAGGATTGGTTAATTGAGCAGACAAGTAGCGGGGCAACGCCTCAACAAGACTGACTTTTATGCAACACCTCCTTGGTGTTACGAAAATTTAGAAATAGATTGGAGTCTCTTCGACAAAGCACATGAGCCTTGTCGAGGAGATGGTCGTATACAGTTCTTTCTCGAAGAAGAGAAAGGACTTTCTTGCACGTATTCAGAAATTACAGAAGGAAAAGATTTTTTTGAATGGTCAGAAGGAACAGACTTAATTCTTACAAATCCTCCCTTTAGCATAGCTCAAGAATTTATAGATCACGCGCTTGATAATTGTAATACGTGTATTATGCTATTAAGAATTAACTATCTTGGTAGTATTACTCGCCATCCTTGGTGGAAAAAGAATACTCCAGTAGCTTTGCACGTTCTTAGTAAAAGACCTAGCTTTACAGGCAAAGGAACAGATGCTACTGATTATGCTTGGTTCGTATGGGACAAAACAGATAGACTCTCTAAAGGAATTTTCTTTGTAACTCCGCCCACTAAAGAACAGGCAGCCTTTGCAAACGAACTAGCCTTAGAGACTCATGGTGAGGATTTGAAAAATAGTTCTTGACTTTTTGCTTTGTTTTGAAGTATAATATATTTTCAAAATTGAGGTAAGAAATGTCTGACCGATTTTATCAACAGCAACTTAAACGTCTGGGTGTTTGCCCAGGCTCCACTAACAAAACGAGGAAAAGAAGAATGGCATGGGACGACGATAAGAAAGCTCAAGCGGTAGCAATGTACGAAGAGCAAGATCCTACTCCAGAAACTAGCATGGAGATCGTCAAAGCAATCGCAGAGGAACTTGAAGAGTCTCCTAACGGTGTTCGCATGATCTTGACTAAGGCTGGCGTATATGTAAAAAAGACTCCGGCCTCTGGTTCCAAGACTTCATCCAGTAACGGCACTGGAGGCGGTCGCGTATCAAAGCAGGCAGCTCAAGATGCTTTAGTTGCAGCACTGACTGACGCTGGTCAAGAAGTTGACGAAGATGTTATTTCAAAGCTGACTGGCAAAGCAGCTCAATACTTTGCTGGTGTTATCGGTAACGTAGCCGCTAACTAAATAAAGTTTAGATTCAACCACTTCCTTTCGGGGAAGTGGTTTTCTGCTATCTAAAGAAAGAACCTTTAAGTTCAGCAATGTAAAAAATTTTACTGACCTGCTACTAAAGGAGTATTTGTGAAAAAAGAAGAACTAGCAGAACTTGTAAATGAGTATGGTGATGCAATTATTACTTATCGTAGTGAGAACTCGAATAAGTTAAAGTATAATGTTTGCACCCTGGATTTTTCCACACCATATATACAAAATAAGAAAAATAGAGCAAAAGAATCTTCAGAAACCTTACTATTATTTTGTTGGGATACGGACTCGTATCGCCTACTAAAACCTAACAATGTAACCAGTGTAGTACCATTGTCCTCAATTCTACAGAACGAGGATTAGTTATGGAGCTATATCAAGCACCGGAGATGTATGAACGTGTCATACACTACGACGAAGAAAAAGAAGTACAAGTTAGATTAATAGTAAGTTCTTTTCGAGGAATAGAATACTTACATCTTCGTAAGTATTATCTAGATTTCAATGAAGAGTGGAAGCCTACACCTGAAGGAGTGGCAATGCCTCTAGACTTCAATAATAGTAGAGAGCTATTTGTTGGTCTAACTGAGATTCTATCTTTGGCTGAGAGCAAAGAGATTATAGAAGAACAGTTCCAGGACTTAATTAATAACCTTTACCTAAAATAGTTCTTGACAATTTCCTAAAACTTTAGTATAATATCTTTTCAAATTTGGGAGATAGTATGCGTGAATTTCTTGAAAAGGCTAGTGTTGCTTACTACTCTGGCTATCCGTTGATTTCGGATGCAGAGTTTGATGCACTCTCAGCTAAGTATGGGTATAATGCAGTGGGTCATGTTGTTACTGACGGCATTCCACACTTGCATAAGATGTACTCACTTCAAAAAGTTTTTAGCATAGACGATATTCCCACACCCAACGCGAAGTACATTTGTACTCCTAAGTTGGATGGTGCTGCTGTGTCCTTGACTTATATCAACGGACACTTGGCACTTGGTTTGACTCGCGGGGACGGTAATCTTGGCCGAGATATTACCGACAAACTCGAGCTACTAGTACCGAATAACATCTCTCTCAAAGGAGAAGTATTCATCACTGGCGAAGTGGTTTGCCCTTCGAATGTCACCAATGCTAGAAACGTCGCAGCGGGGTCACTAAACCTCAAGGATCTGGAAGAGTTTCGTACTCGACCACTGACCTTTGTGGCTTACGATGTACAAGGCGTCGAGTACGACTTTTACACTGAGGCGCTTTCTCTCTTGGCCCAGGAAGGATTTAACGCTGTTGATACCTTCGACTACCAGAACTATCCTACGGATGGTATGGTTTACCGTATCAACTCTCGTAAATCTTTCATTAAGATGGGATATACAGCTCATCACCCTCGAGGTGCTTTTGCTCTCAAAGAGCAGAAGGAGGGTGTACATACAGAATTGCTCGATGTTGTGTGGCAAGTAGGTAAGTCTGGAGTGGTCAGTCCAGTTGCCATACTAAGTCCGGTCGAAGTGGAGGGTGCTACTGTGAGCAGAGCAACCCTACACAATATCGAGTACATTCGCTCTCTAGACTTAGAAATTGGATGCACTGTCGAAGTTATTCGCAGTGGAGAAATTATACCACGAATTTTAAGTCGGGTAGACCAGAAGAAAAATAATTCTTGACATTTACCTCAAGTTTTCGTATAATATACTTTCACTTTTCGGAGTAGTCTATGTTTGCAGAAATTTTGCCTCCGACTCAGTGTCCTTCTTGTGACTCTGTTCTCGTATGGGTAAATGACCAGCTTTTTTGTCGCAGTAAAAACTGTCCTGCGCAAAATAGTAAAGCGGTCGAGCACTTTGCCAAAACAATGAAAATAAAAGGTCTTGGCCCTGCCGCTATT